ATTTAATTAACAATCCAAAATTAGCAAGAAAAATTAAATATGTCATGGACAACCATCATGATTGGCAAGCTGTTCAAAAACGATTTGGGAATGTTTCTCAAAGGGGGTATCGAAAACGAATACAGTAAAATACAGTATGTATACAGAAATTTTAATAGGTGTATGCATCCGAAAACCCTTGGGACACATGGCATTAATACCATTAAGAATACACTACATACACTTATAATAATAATAATATATATACCCTGTATATAGCCTATATATAGAGTGTTGAAAAAGTGGTGTATTCGTGCATGCAAAGTCCCACAACCCTTGGGAGAGTAAGAATAAGCAACTATTTTCGGTGTAAACAGTTACTGTATACATGTATTCGGATGAATTATGACAGCAGAACATAAAATACAAAATGACATTCGCGTTGAGCTTTCAAAACATGGTTGCACCGTGTTTAGAGCCAACGTTGGTAAAGTTTTAATGGAAAATGGCCGTTGGTTTGATACTGGTTTACCACGTGGCTATCCCGATTTATTCGGGTTCAAACACTCAGATGGAAAAATATTCTTTATTGAATGTAAAAACGAAACGGGACGATTGCGTGATGATCAGAAACGGTTTGCAAAATTTATTAAGCAATATCCAGTGTTATACGGCGTGGCTCGTTCTGTAGATGACGCGTTAAAAATTATTGGAGAGTGATAGTCATGAGTAAATTAAGCGCTGATTTAATCCAAGCCGTCCATGCGGTGGAAGCTAAGTATGGCAGTACCAGCAAAGCACCGTATGGTTGCCCTGAATTACAGGCTTGCCATCAAATCGTTTTAAAAATGGCCGGTAGTCCAGAGGGCGATGTTCATCGTCAAATAATTGTGATTCGAAGGCTAATGAAGAGAGAACTCACTCATGAAGCCATTGCGTTAAAACTTGGTTTGAGCTTGTCAACAGTTAATAAGCGAATTCGACAAATTGGGGCAGGTGAAGGTCATGAAATTGCTGGAAACTAAAATTAATCGTTATTACAAACGGATTGAGCAACATCGAATGATACATCATGCATTCTTTACCAGGTTATTGGAAGCTATCCGTGATTGCGAAGATGCTTATGGCTCTGTCATGGATGCTCCCAATGATAGTAAAGAAATGTGGATGATCCGGCGGTGCGTCAATATCGAGCCGGTGATTGAATTTAAAGAGTTAACATTCCCGGAAATGTCGGTAACAAAAGTTTATCGCGTCCGTAAAGACGTAGGGCGCCTCGTTGAAATGGGATTCAATGCCCGTCAAATTAGCCACATCCTGGAAGTTCAATTGAAGTATGTTCGCACCACCATTCGGCGTTATCGAGACACCCGGTATTCATCGTCAAGAAAGGGATAAAACAAATGAAAATTAAGAATAAAAAGTTATATCAAACATATACGGCCGTCCCCCATGGCAAAAGCTCGACTGACGAAATCAGAAATTTACTCAATCGAATTGCAGCAGGCGACGTTGATTATGAACAAGATGAACTTGAAAATTTAATTTACGCTATTTTAAACAACGATCTTATCGGATACCAGAAACCTAAGTATCGTGTCCGGCTTAATGGGTTGGTTGGTTATAATGGTCAACAATATGTAACTCGGTCCAAAAAAGATAATCACTACTTTGCTTGCGGTTTAAAAAATTCGAGGGTTAAAGCCGGGGACTTGATTCAACAGTTCGGTATTGATGAAACTAAGCGCATTGTCAATTTACTTGATAACGGTGTTCAGGTAAAACCCGTTAATGAATAAGGTGATTAAATGTTTGAATATGAAGACAAAGATGGACAAATGGCCATTGCATTAAGCAATGTTAGTTACGTATCGAAAGGGACAGGTAAAGATAGTTTTGTGGTTGGATTTACAGGCGGCAATTGTGACTTTTTGTATGTGCCACTTGAGCAATATACCAAGTTCATGAACATGCTTAAAGCGTGGGTGATGAAACACTAAAGGAGAATAAATTATGAGCAGAGAGATTAAATTTAGAGTATGGGGTTCAGCGCAGGGAGAATATCGTAGATTGAGTTCCAACGGTAATGATCGAGGATTAGGAATATCCTTGGACTGCGAAGACGGAATTGGAAGTGCAACAGCGTATCTTACTAGCTCTATTGGAGATTCAGTTGAACAATTCACTGGTCTACAAGATAAAAATGGTAAAAATATTTATGAAGGCGATATTCTAGCCTGGCATTCAAATGTTTATAGAAAGCAGGATTGGATAGGGCCAGTTGTGTATCGTGACGCCGGTTTTGTGGTGAAAGAAAGCCCAAAATCCTATAGCTCATCATCATGGCTGGCATGTGCTTGCACTGAAAAAAAGTATTGAAATTATCGGAAATATTCATGAAAACAAGGACTTATTGGAGGCAGACAAATGAATAGCTTTGTTAAGAACAACAAATTAAAAAAGCTAAGATACGTGCTTAATCAATCTATTAATAGCTATGAAGGATTATATGGTGAGGTAAATATGATTTCTTTAGCTACAGATTGTGGATTAGATATGCGCGAGCTATTTGACTGCATAGAGAGAACATCAACAGTTATTAATTACTATCAAAGAATCATTAGAACGCTTAATAAAGCTGTTATTTACCATCAGGAGGTAATTTAAATGAGTAAAACTTATCGGAAGATTGCCACTATCAAGGCTGAGCAGTTTGATGGTACCCCTGAAATGGCTTTGAAATATGGAGCTATTCAATTCCCTAGTGGCTTTCAATCATATCTGGAAACCAAAGAAGGCGATATGAAGATCAATAAAGGCGATTGGATAGCCACCGGCGTTGCTGGTGAGCATTGGGTCATCAAAGATGATATTTTCAAAAAGACTTATGAGGAGGCAGACAAATGATTGATTTTGATACAGCGCGGGATGATTTGGAGATTTGGTTGGAAGGGTTTGGTGCTGGGCCTAGACCAACCAAGGAGGATATTGATGAATTTAAAAGACTAGTCGGCAACTTGTTAAAGTCTTTGGAGGCGGACAATGGCTCTGATTAGAAGCTTAGCAGTTTGGATAATCATTTATGCCAGTCAATGTTGGCTGGGCTATGTGAATAAATGGAATTTAGAATCAGCAGACTTTTATATATTTTACGCCGTTGCTACTTTGATGATGGTAATCAGTTATGTAATGGGACGAATTGAAGATTTGGAGGAAAAATGAAATGAATACAATGACAGCTAGCATGAGTTTTAAAGGGTTGAAAGTATCTTTGGAAGCCGATCGCGAATTAACATTCAAAGAAATTTTCAAATTGCATCAGTTAGTAACCGGTAATGATGATGAATTGAACGTTGAGGATGATGGTGATTCTAAGCCAACTGATTCATCTGTATCAGATATACCCGACTATGGCGAACAAGTTAACACTGATATTGAGTGCCCATTCTGTGGATACACCAGTACTCGCACAAGTGATACTGTGCCGTTTGGCTTCCACTTTATCAAGTGCCCTAAATGTGCCAAAAAATTATTTTTAAGTTATGCAACAGCCAATCGCGGCGTACCAAACGAAAAGGGATTTTACTACATCGCTGATCGTGAGTTTCATGATCGCCGTAGTTCTGACACCTCTGATGAATATTCTAAGATGTTCGCTCATAATGACAATCCGGATATTCCAGACGCATATAGTACCATCCCTGAAATTAAAGATTATCTTGACCGTCAGGGAATTGACTATACTGGGGCCCGTTTAAAAGGGCAATTGCTTGAACTAATCCCAAGTAAATAGGAGGGCTAACCATGGATTTCTTAACGTTTTTAACAATTGTTGTCGTCTGCATTACGGCACTATTTTCTTGGGCATTGTGGCTTTACTACAAAAATGGGGGTGATTAAGCTGAAAAAAGCTTTGTTTGATTATATTGCGGAGATTATTTCTGATTATCCCCAAACTAATCAATATATTAAAAAACGTGAAGACGAATTGACCAATCAGTTCCAAGAATTTCGTGATGAAAATGTGGGCGGTGGCCGAGCACAATACAAGAACAACACTGGGGTTCAAGACATGGCCATTACCTTAGCAATTGATAAACGCTTGAACACGTTGAAGCGACATGCAAAGGCGGTAGAACAGTGTTTAAATGAGTGTGATCCTGATACTAAGGCAATCATTGAAGAATTGTACATTAAGCAGCATCCCACCCTTAATGTTTATGGGGTCGCGGAGAAAGTTCATTTATCACCAACCACAGTAAAGAAAAGACGAATTAGATTTTTCGAAAGGCTTTCAAATCAATTAGGATTATAAGTGTCCAAAACGCGTCCAAATGACCTGTTTTTAAGTGTTAAATTGGTAGTATAGAAAATTAAGAAGTTTTCTATACTACCATCCTAAATAAAATTGCGGTATGACGGTTCGATTCCGTTGTACTGTTTTGTCAGAAATGACACTACTTTCATTATCTTCGATAGTCGCTACTGGTGTGGCGGCTTTTTTAATGCATGAAATTAAGGAGGCTTGATGATGGCAAAACTAACAATAAAACAGCAAAAATTTGCTGACGAATATTTAATTAGCGGCAATGCCACACAAGCCGCCTTAATGACTGATGAAATTCGTCATATTCGAAGCATGCAAGACCCAATTAAACAACAAATTAAGGCCGCGGAGTGTTTATTGAAACGGTGCTTATGTAAGAAATTCAATTTAAAAATCTGCGTTGACGGATTAGCGGTAATTATTTCGATCAACGCCACTTCATATCAGAAGATGGCAGCACGAGTACTTTTAAATTATTATCTTGGGGTTCATCAGACAAATAACTTAATTGAACAATCGGCGGTCATCACTGATCGTGAGGATATGTTAGTAAAGCGTTGGAGGAAACGAGTCCTCGAAAGGGATAAATATACTTGCCAGCATTGCGGAAGCCATTTAAATTTATGTGCACATCATATTTCATATTGGTCAAATGATCCAGTAAACCGAATCAATGTAGACAACGGAATTACCCTTTGTAGCTCATGTCATGCAGAGGAACATAGAGGTGAGCGGGTTTATAATTTGATGGCTAAAAAGTGCTAACAGAAAGGAGAGATTGCATGATAACGAAGAATCAACAGAAGGCAATTGAATTAATGTTTGAGGGTAATCTCTCACAAAAAGAAATTAGCGCTCAATTAAAAATTCATCCAACAACACTTTCTAGGTGGAAAAGGGACAAAGGTTTCATTGAAGCAATGCGGCTATATACTAATGAAACCATTTCACGATCGACACCAAAAGCAATGAGTACAATGCTGAAACTTTTAAATGCTCGGAGTGAATTGGTTAGATATAATGCTGCTAAAGATTTGCTTGACCGGGCCGGCTTCATCCCCACTCAGAAACATGACATTAACGCTAATGTTAATCCGATTCAGATTCTTGATGATGTTCCGCCGGAGAGTGATCGCGATGGTTAGATTATCATCCTCATTGCTCCCTCGTTTTACAGATTGCACTGGGATTTAAAACAACATAAACATTCAAACTATTGGTTAAAGGGAGGGCGAGGTTCAACTAAGTCCTCTTTTATTTCGCTTGAAATTGTGATGCGGATTATGACCGACCCAGAAGCGAATGCGATTGTCTTACGAAAAGTTGCGGCAACGTTACGGGATTCCGTGTTTGACCAATACCTGTGGGCAATTGATCAGTTAGGTGTTTCGGACCTGTGGCTAGATTCCGTTAGTCCAATGCAGTTAACTTACTTACCAACCGGTCAACAGATACGGTTCAAGGGTGCTGATAAACCGCAGAAAGTTAAGTCGCAGAAATTTCGGCGTGGTTATACAAAATTCAAACACTACGAAGAAGCTGCCGACTTTAATGGTATGGTTGAGATTCGAAACATTAATCAGTCACTTAATCGTGGCGGTTCGAACATCGTCACCTTCTATTCTTATAATCCACCAGCTTCCCAAAACAATTGGGTTAATGAAGCTAGTGATGCAGCGACCTTACGTGAAGACACGTTGGTTCATTCGTCTGATTATCGGTCTGTTCCTAAAGCATGGTTAGGTAAAGAGTTTTTAGCTGATGCAGAACAACTAAAGAAAGATAATCCTAAAGCTTATGCTCATGAATATCTGGGTGAGGTTACTGGTACTGGTGCTGAAGTCTTTAACAACCTTACCATAAGAGAGATTACTGACGAAGAAATATCACACTTCGATAAGATTTACCATGGTCTAGACTTTGGTTTTGCTCATGATCCATTAGCTTATGGTGATGCTTATTGGGACTCGGCAAGGCGCCGAATCTTTTTATTTAACGAAATTTATCAAGTCGGCATGACTAACCGTGAAGCTGTGGAAGCTATCAAGAAGCTTAATCCAATGAATGAACCGATCATTGCTGATTCAGCAGAACCAGAACCATTGCTGAATTTCGAGACTTAGGCATCAATGTAATGGGGGCTAAGAAAGGCCCTGGTAGCCGCGAGCATGGTTTCAAATGGCTACAGGATTTACGAGAGATTGTGATTGACCCTCGTCGTTGTCCAAATACCGCCCGTGAGTTTAAAGGTTACGAATTAGCTAAAGATGCCAATGGCAATTTCAAGGCCGGTTATCCTGACGGCAATGATCATACGATTGATAAGACCAGATACGAATTGGAATCACTTATGAAGAAAGGAGGCTTCGTTCCTTGGAAATAAAACAGATGCAGGACTTACTAAAAGCCACTGATAAACGACGCAACAGATTCAATCATCAGTTCCAACGATCGTTACGCTATTACAAAAATGAGAACGATATTACTAATCGTAACAATGGGGAATCTAAGCTTAATGAACATGGTAAAGACGACATCCTACGTTCGGCAGATAATCGAGTATCTCATAACTTCCACGAGTTGTTAGTTGACCAGGAAGCCGGTTACTTGACTACTGTTCCACCAGATATTGACGTTCAAGACGATAGCTTGAATGACAAGATTACTGACACACTCGGCGACGAATTCAAGCTGCGATTGAATCAATTGGTTGTTGATGCTGCCAATGCTGGTGTTGGCTGGCTGCATTACTGGATTGATGATGATAATCAATTCCGTTATGGAATTGTCCCGCCTAGTCAAATTACACCAATCTATTCAAGTGATCTTAATCGTAAATTACTAGCAGTTAGGCGAACTTATCAACAGTTAAACCCAGAAACTGGTAAACACTTCAGTATCCATGAATATTGGACTGATAAAGATTGTACTGTCTTTAAGTCCGAACTACCCAATTACACAGACTTGGAGCTATGTGAAGACTGGTTTTCAATTTACGATGTTAGCAGTGGAGCAGAGACCGGAACGAGTAGCAAATTGAACCATGGTTTAGGCAAGATACCGTTTATTCCATTCAGTAAGAATAAATACGAGTTGCCGGACCTCAAGAAATACAAAGGTTTAATTGATGTCTACGACAATGTCTATAACGGTTTTGTAAACGATGTTGATGACATTCAGCAGGTCATTCTAATTCTTACAAACTATGGCGGTGAATCACTTGAAGAGTTCAAGAAGACGCTTAAGGAAGCCCATGCAATTAAAGTTGATAATGTTGGTGGCACTGATAAATCTGGCGTTGATAAACTCACAATTGATATTCCTGTGGAAGCTCGCAACACATTACTAGAATCAACGAAAGCAGATATCTTTACGTATGGTGAAGGAATTGATCCGGCAGACTTTAAGAATGATAGCAACGCTTCTGGAACAGCCATTAAAATGCTGTATAGTACGTTGGAATTAAAAACTGGCACAACTGAAAGTTACTTTACCGATTCGTTGAATACCCTTATCCGTGCCATCATGAATTGGATGGGAGTTAGCGATGCTGATAGTCGCTCGATTAATCAAGCTTGGCATCGCAATCAAGTCCAGAATGACCTGGAGAAAGCCCAGACCGTTTCACAAGTTGCTCAATACAGTTCTGAAGAAGCCATTGCCAAAGCTAATCCAATTGTAGATGATTGGCAGCAAGAGTTACGGGATAAGCAAGACGATATTGTAAAGCGTGATGGTTATGACAATCCCGATGCATTGAACAGCTTGAACGGCGGTGAAGATGATGAGCCAACAGAGTAATCAGGCTTACTGGACACGACGTTTTCTCACCGTTAAAGCCAAGCAGCTAAAAAATACTGAAGATTATGAACGGGCTTTACAACCGGAGCTAAATGGTCTATATCAGACGCTTCATAAAGACCTAGAAGATTGGTACGTTCGTTATGCGGCGAATGCTGGGATTACTAAGGAAGAAGCCCAAAAGCTTTTAGCTAACATCAACACCAAGCACTGGGAGCTGACACTTAAAGAGTTTGAGCACCTGGCTAAAGAAGGTGGCCACGATCAGGAGCTTAACTCTGAATATTACAAGTCACGGATTGCCCGACTACAAGACCTTGAAGCTCAACTGAGACAGCATACTTCGAGTTTTGCGGGTTCTCAGACCGAATCAATGCGCAAAGAGCTAGCCAAACAGTACGATGAAACGTATATGCAGACGAACTATAATCTACAAGCCGCTAAGGCCCAGATAACCGCTAATTTCGCAAGATTCAATGAAGCTCAGTTAAGGATTGTGGTCTCAGAGCCATGGGGCAAAGATGGTAAAGACTTCTCAAAACGGATATGGAGCAACTACCGCAAGGAGATGCCGTCGATGCTGATGGACACGGTGCTTCGTGGCACCTTGCTTGGTTATTCAGAACCTAAGATAGCTCAGATGTTCCATGCTCGGTTTCAAAACGTTGAGAAGAATAACATCCATCGGCTGATTATCTCTGAGATGGCGCATGTCCAAGAAGAGGCCACGGCTAAGGGATATGAAGAAAACGAGATTGAAGAGTATGAGTATATGGCGACGCTTGAATCTCACACCTGTGAAGTCTGTGCCAAGCTGGATGGACAGCGTTTTAAGGTCAGTGAACGTAAGCCTGGAGTTAACTGTCCACCAATCCATGCCCGTTGCCGCTGTACTACCGCACCATGGATTGAAGGATTACCAGAGACTAAAGAACGTTGGATGCGCGATCCCAAAACCGGCAAGGGCAAACTCATTAAGAACATGACCTTTGATGAGTGGAAGAAACTAACTGATAT